ATGAAGAACATTAGAAAGATATTAAAAGAAGAAGTTGAGAACTATATGTTCTTTCAAAATCTAAATACTATTAAAAAACATGTAGACATGTTATTATCTAAATCACCAGAGGAAATGGATAAGATTCTTAAAAAACATGATTGGGCCTCAGAACACATGTCAACGGCTAAAGATGATATTGAAGAAGTTTGTAATTTCTTTACAGATGGTTATGTTAGTGAGTCTAAAAAAAAAGATAAAACGATAAAATGTTCAGGTTGTGGTTGGTCATGGAAAGAATCTGAATCTGAACCTGAAGATTTATATATGTGTCATGAATGTGGTAAAGACAACACACCGAAAGTGGATGAGGCTAAAGGACCTTGTTAGAAAGGGTATGAACAAATTGGTATGAAAAAGAAAAACGGTAAAGAAGTCCCTAACTGTGTACTAATAAAAGAATCTAAAATGTTAGAAGAAGCTGAATACCAAGGTAGAACTGTTGAGTTAAATAAACCAACACAAGGTGATGTTAAAAAATTCAAAGTATACGTGAAAAACTTCAAAGAATATATGGAAAAGGGTTCTTGGGTTACCTACCACAACTAGAACCCCCATTATACAACAAATATAGGTAAAAAAGATAACATTGTTTCATTGTTAAATACTTATTTATTATATAAACTTACACAATGAAGAAAATGGGTATAATAAAGAAGGAGATTAAGGTGATGGATACAGTCACAACACCTATTGAGGTGTTACAGCATTCTGTTGTTAATTTCTTATATGGGTTCCTTAATGGTACAGTGATAATAACAATGATACTTGGTAACCCATGGTTAATATTATGTACCTATTACATACTAAAACAGGTTGAGAGTAAGATTTTGAATAGGAATAAGTATACGAGTAATTTTGGTAAAAGATACCTATTCCCAATCCCAAGTACTTTAGGGTTTTTAACGGGGTGGTATCTAGGTACCTTCTTTAAGTAGATAGTACCCCCCGAAGGATTCGAACCCTCACCATAGAGGCCGAAACTCTACATGCTATCCATTACACCAGGGAGGTGTTTTATTGTAGACATGGAGGGAGTCGAACCCTCTTAACTAAGATATAAGCTTAGTGTAATAACCCTTATACGACATGTCCATTTGCGGAAGAAGGAGGAGTCGAACCCCACCCGAATTAACGGGACCTTGTTTTCCAAACAAGTGAGAGGACCACTTCTGCCTTCATCTTCCATTTGTGGAGAATATGGGGTTCGAACCCATGTAACATTTTACCGTCCTACTTGTTTAGCAAACAAGCCTCTTTACCATTTGAGTAATTCTCCAATTGCACACCCTGAAGGGTTCGAACCCTCGACAACGAGTTTGGAATCCGTCATGTTACCAGCTACACCAAAGGTGTGTGTATTGTTGTGTCGTAGGGAGTCGAACCCTATTATTCTACCTTATCAGGGTAGCCACTAAACCGTCCATGCCCGACACAATGTTTGCTCTCCGTGGTGGTACTGACCCACCTTCCTCTGATTAACAGTCAGGAGCTTCACTTTAAAGCTTACGGAGAATATCTCAATTATAAGTCACCAACCTTATATATCATCATTATAAGGTTGGTGACTTATAACGTATTGCGGACTGGGAGAATAACGATATCTCGACCTTCACCTTAACAGGGTGTTGCTCTGCCTCTGAGCTACCAATCCTTTTGTCTGTTTTGAAATAAGAATAGGTGACCGACGCCCTATCTATGTTTTTTTATTTTTACCTGTATATGTTTCCGTTTGTGTGTGACAGTTGGGACACAAATACCTTAAATTTTCTAATCGATTATCAGTATTAACACCGTTAATGTGGTCTAATTGTAATACTAACAAATCACATATACAATATTTCAAAGAACCTATTTTTTGTGGAAGGTACAAAAGTTCCAGCGGAAGAAGAGGGAATCCAACCCTCGAAGCTATTAAACCCAGCCGCTTTCAAAACGGTGTCCTCGTGCATGCCGGACTTCTTCCATGTGGTACTTTTTTTAAGGTGTTACCTAACCTTTTTTTTTGGGTGTATGATGGAACTTGAATCCACGACCTTCCGAACCACAATCGGACGCTACCTGCCATCTGAGCTACACACACCATATCTACTATTTTTCGAGTTCAACGAATACTATCATTTTCCCTCTTTCTTTCTTGAAGAGTATTTTACCCTCGTACCCTTCATTTTGAGCTTTCATCTTATACTCATCATAAACTAAATCAAAGTTCTTTTCAAAGTATGTTAATTTTTCCTGTCCTAACTTCCTTACGTTTCCATCCATTGTGTTAAATTTTTAGGTCATAAAAAACCCCACTTTCATTTCTGAAGTGGGGTTCCTATAAATCTTTATGTTATTAGAATTAACTAATGACTGATTTGGTTTGGACACATCCCACTTCTTTCGTAATCGAGTTACGACTGATATGATTCGATATGTGATTCCAATTTGTCATTATTTCTATTTGTTTTTTGTTCTTGTTTATAAGTATACAACAAAGATAGTAAAAGTTATTTGTTATGTCAAGTATTTTCTACTTTTCTTTTGTTTTATTTTCGTTTTCGGTCTTTTCACCCTCTTTTAATGATTTTATTTGGTCCCTTAAAGATGCTGCTTCTTTATAACCTTTTGATGTGTCACTTAATAAAGCCTCAACCATCCTATCCTCCAGGTCCAATATAACATCCTCTGTTGTGGTCTCTCTAACCTTCCCACGATTATGTCTATCCATGTTGTGGAATTCCTCAGGTGTCATTGACCTAGTGAATGAACTAATGTGTGTTTCCCCATCAGGTGAAGACCAATGTTCATCAATCCATCCATCCTCATTAAAGGCTCTACTAAAATCCATACCATTAAGGAATGTGTTACCACTATCCGATGACATACCTGAAAATGGGTTATTAAATGGGTTACCAGTGGCACCCAATATTTTCATGATACCCTCGAAGTCTCTTTGATAACCACCAACGATTCCCATAAATTTTCTTCGGAATTCCTCATCTTCCATTCTCTCCTTGAAAAGTCTATTTAGTTCCTCCCTGTTGAAGTTTCTAAACTCATCAAATTCATCCTTATCAAATTCATCGTCCATAATTGTGTTTATTAATAAATATGTATGGTGTGACTAATAAAGTCAAACAGAAAAAAGGGATTCATTTTGAATGAATCCCTTTCTTTTAATTGTTACGGGAGTAATTGAAACTCTTTGTAACGTTTTTGTAACCCCTCGTTTTCGGCGAGTTCTGCGTAACCGTCAGCTTTTCTGTAAGCCTCCTCTTGGTTTATCGCTGATACGTAAAATTGTAGACCATCACCACTCGTAAGTGTGATTTCCACCAACCAATATCTCATTGGTCGTTCTTCTTTCTCTTTTCGAGATTTCTTCTGTGTGTTCATCATTTATAAAAATGATGAAAGATGGTCCTCTTGTACGTATTTCTCTTTTCATATTTAATGTTTATTTTCTTTTGTGTGTGACACTAAAGTTAATAGTAGCGAAGGTCGGAGTCGAACCGACGAATGATTGGCTTATGAGACCAATGAGGAATACCACACCTTCTACCTCGCGTTTATAGCATATAAGGGAGGATTTGAACCTCCACGACCTACTTAATTCGGTCATACTCTTCTCGGTGACTCGGTCATGTGGATTACTTTGTGTATCTTCACCAACATTTCTTGTCTATTTTTAAAGGGTCCTTGATTGTGGACAACCTGGGTCAGTGTATCACCACCCCTCCTTTTTTGTTTACCATCAGTCCTTTCCTATCTGGAACTTATGTCCTCGTGTCAAGGTTTGTTCTAACGGATTTGTGAATCACCATTCTAAGTACGCGTCTACCATATCCGAAGATATCTTTTTCCGCCACTCACATATATTAAACAAGTCGGGTGTGTTACTTCACATTCACACATCTCTCAGATATTCACCGAGGTTTTTTCATTAAACTAACCCATTGTTTGTTGTACAAATATAAGGTATAAAACCCAATCTGTCAAGTTATTTTTTGTATTTTATGGGATAAAGTTTATCTTCATCCCAGCACACACCCGTTTGACGGTTAATAGGGTGTGTGTCTTAGTACATGTCCCAAGGGACTTGTTTCTTTGGTGTTGGTAGGTCCATGTCATCGAAGTTTCCACTTCTGATAGCTTTCTTTACCTCTCTCTTTTCTTTCGCTCTGAAAGACCTGTTTCTAAATTGTTGGTAAGGTTTAGCTGATTTATCACCCATTCTCCACCAACTTCTGTAATCTAGGAGTTCAGAAATCTTATCAGATAACTCATCATCCTCTTGTATTAAGACGTTATCTATGACCTTATACTCAGTAACCCAATGTTTTTCTTTTACCATGACTAACATCCACTCAGGGATTGTAAATCTATAGTAACATTTAACACCGTTCCACCATTGTCTATCTTCAGACGGGTCATAAACAAACCACTCCTGTACCCAAGAATAGTATCTGTTATAAGTTTCCTCATCAACCATACCGAAATACGGTTTATGGTCGTGATATTTTCTATCCCCTCTTGACCAAGTTTGGAAGTCTTTATTAGGTGAGAAGATTGTTCTTCCGAAGTATTCGATTAGACCACTTAGTCTTTCACCGTTTTCACTTCGGGCAATATCGTCCCTCAAGACCCAATGAGCATCCCACCCTTTTAGGTATGGTGTCTCTAGTTTCTCGTAACCTAACTTTCTTTGTGTTTCTGATATCTCACCCTGTCTTCTTTCGAGTTCAAGTATCTTTTTAAAGTTTTTGTGTTTGCTGTTCATAATGATATGTTGTTAATTTATTTACAACATATCAAAATCTTTTTTACTGTTTAACATAATTTTTGTTTTTATTGTACGGGTGGAGGGATTCGAACCCCCAAGGACTACTTTTTCAAACCTAAGTTCTACTTTTCGCCCACCTCGCCATGGGTTTCCCCATACAAAGCGTGTTTGCCAATTTCACCACACCCGTGTGTGATTATTTTTACTATAGTACCTAAGGAAGGATTCGAACCCCCAAGACCTACTCACTTACGTTTTCAGTCACTCTCTCACGATGAGTAATTATTGTACATATGGGATTCGGACCCATATCCTCAACCCCAATGGGTTGGAATGTTTGCTGTTACACCAATGTACTTACTCGTTTTGAAAGAACGTGTTTACCAATTTCACCACTTAGGCATGTGATAGTTTTATTTTTCGGTCGCAAATACAACCTTATCCATGGTTGGTTGTACACCCCTCTCTCAACTACTACCAACTGAGACACTTCTTTAATATTTTTAACCAAATTCAATTGCCCCGTCGGGACATTCTTCCCAAAACTTCTCAAGACGTTCGTTAGTATAATCAAATACTCTACAATGGTTTTCCTTGTCATTGATGTAATCCATTGTTTCTTTCAACGAATATAGTTTAATCTCTGGGTACCCACTCTTTCTAAATAAATCATGGTACCCACCATGTTCCACAAAGAAACCCTTTTCCGATATGAAACTGATTTCGGGTTGTTTGTTATATACAGCGACATCACATAAACCCTTTCTCACTATTTGGATTTGTCTCTCAACTATCTCACACCAAATTTCATCGGGTTCCACCATAACTTCTTTATGGAGTTTAATGTTCACCGTAGCTTCATTAATGAAGATTTCTCGTGCTTCATCTATTGTTCTGTTAGATTTTTTATAAAACCAAGTATGACATCCCATAATTTTTATTTTTAGTACGGAAGAAGGGACTCGAACCCCCAAAGACTACTTTTTCGGATAAATCCTACTTTTCGTCCACCGTCCGTTGAAGGACAGCGTGTTTACCAATTTCACCACTTCCGTTTGTGTGTACACAAGGAGGGACTCGAACCCCCAAAGACTACTTTTTCGGATAAATCCTACTTTTCGTCCACTACCACAAAGGATAACGTGTTTACCAATTTCACCACTCGTGTATATGAGTCTGTACCCCCTCACCCATCTTCTACTCTTGGGGGTCCCACCTTGCTGGGTGGGTTGTTTTCATCGAATTCCGTTCAGGTAACATATCGACTACTATATATTCAACCATTTATTATGTAGCGGTAACATACCCTCACCCCCATAGGACTACACAATGTTAATTTTTTACTGTTTGTTTCTCGTTGTTGATACAAATATACATTAAATGTTTGAATCTGACAAGTTTTTTTCACTATTTCTTTTTTTTGTGGATTAGACGGGATTCGAACCCATAACCTTCGGGACATCTCCGAACCTAATACAGTCCCATCTAAATCATTTTGTGTCTTAAGCCACTCAGATAAACTAATGTTCTGCCTCGGTGTACTGTATAATTGTACCATTCGACCAATCGTAACTCCTAACCCATTTTGTCTTACAAATATATACTAAATGTTTGACTCTACCAAGTGTTTTCTGAAATTTAATTCAGTCGGTACCTTATCCCCGATGTAAATTAACGCCACAGAGTTAGTTGGTACTATACCTTTAACTTCCTCTCTCATCAACCTTTTGATTCTATTCCTATCTACTGCTCTCTTGAACTTCTTAGAACTAACAGCAAACAAATAACCAGGGGTACCTTCTACGGTCTTAACGATTACACTATTCACAACAGTACCTTTACCGTTAGTGAACAACTTCTCGATGTCCTTTTTATTTTTTAAACTGTTTTTCATATCACAAATATACATTAAATATGTGGGTTATACACTGAAATCTTCAATTAGTTTAATTATTTGTTATATTTATGTGTGTATGAGAGAATTATTAGATTCCTATTTACCACAAAACATATTTAGAAAAACTGTCGAGGTGGTTGATGGTGATTCACTTAGAAGATATGAAGAGATAACCAATATTATGGTTAATGAATATGGTTATCGTTTAGAAAAAACCGAAAAAACTAGGGATAATCGAACAAAATGGTTTTTAACTAGGGATGAAATGAGTGATGTCAATAGAGAAATGGATGAAAGTTACATCATAGAACACGAATATTCAACACAAGAATTACATAAAACCATGTTTGACTGGGTTCTTCCTTTATTACCTAAGTATTAATATTTTCACGATAAAAATAAATAAAAAACCACCCTATAATAAGGTGGTTTCGTGTTGTAGAACGGAATCGAACCGTTTTCTCTCTTCCTACTGAGTGTAGTATAAATACTCGATTTCTCATCGGGTTACCATTACACCACTACAACCTAAAAGTGTACTAGTCAGGGGTTGAACCTGAACATGTGTACTCATTATAACAACCCTAGTGTGGTTTAGGAATATCTATGTCCACACAACACTGATATTTTTTCGTTATACTGAGTGCGTCTACATTCCGCCACAAGTACATATCTAACGATTACTTATCGTCAGGTTTTTTTATTCCCTCTTTCAAGGCATCATTACCTTTAGTACAGATTGGGTCATAAGGGCAGTGTCTGCAGCCACCGCCACAACATCTGCCCCTATTTACCAAATATTCTTCGGTGAGTACTATTACCCCACCTTCTATGTAATAATCCTTACTTAATTCCATATTAAACATACACATACTGTTCCCAATCCTTATGAATGTTCTTGTATTGTGACAAGAATTCCATGTAAGATGGTCTATACGGTGTGTACCTAATTGTTTTACCAGTTAACTTCTCGTAATCTTTTAATGGCATGTTACCCTTTTCAAGGTTACACTTACCACAACAGGTAACCAAGTTCTCCCAAGTGTTCTTACCACCTTTGGACTTTGGTTTAACGTGGTCAATAGTTAGGTTATTTTTAGAGTCACAATACACACATGAATAATCATCTCTTCTATAGATATTAAATCTAGATAGAGTTACTTTCTTGTGTGGTATGTAAACATATTTATTTAATCTAACAATGGTTGGTCTTTTAAAACCATCACCACTATCCGTTAATAATGTGGGACATTCAGTTATCAAAGACAAATAGTCGTCATCTCTTATGGCACACACAATAGGTTTCCCCTCCACATGGGAGACAACATCAGCTTTACCTTTGTAGGCAAGTCTGAAACCTCTCTCGAATGACATTACTGTCAGGGGAGATGCGTCCATATTTAATACTAATATTTTGTTCATAACATTTTAATTATAAATAGTCTACACTATTAAGTCAAGCTGTGGGGTGAATGTGTGTTGAACCCTCGTGTTGGTTATACCCATCATTAACCCCATATTACGTGTGTTGTGATGGTTATAACCATCTTCAAAGTACCCTCGGAGGGAGTCGAACCCTCAGCTGTACGCCGTTTAAAGACGTTGTGTTTACCGTTTCACCACGAAGGCAGTTTACGAGTTCTTAGTCTCTACCTAAGTAGAATCTGGTGTTACTCGTCTTCCATATGTCCCCGTAGGTCACATGGGTCGGTTACTTAATGTTTCCATCTTTTACCTGTTGCAGTCCATAAAGGAATCGAACCTTATATTTGAGGTACTAGCCCTCATCACCCAAGTATATTATATATCGTTTGCACAAACGTTTCAATACACAGACCATTTTTGGATAGATGGAATCTAGTAACTGATGATTTCATCTATCCATTGTACCGAAGGAGGGAGTCGAACCCTCACGCTCTAAGAGCTACAGCTTCTAAGACTGCTGTGTCTACCATTCCACCACTTCGGCGTACTTTTATAAGTATCTCGGACGGGATTCGAACCCGTAAAACCTATCTACTCAAGATAGTATGTATGTCAATTCCATCATTGGGGTATTTGTGGTCTTTCCCACTGTTATTTACATAGTGTTAAATACAGTTCCACCACATCTCCATAATGTAAATTATATTTAATGTTATCAGTACCCCCAGATGGAATCGAACCACCACCACTTCCATGTAAAAGAAATGTTCTCCCATTAAACCATGGGGGTATTTTAGAGTTTAAGATGGGATTTGAACCCACTACTTCTCAGATACCAACCGAGTGTTCAACCTCATGAACTTCTTAAACGTTTGTGGAACAATACCGAGTTGAACGGTAACCTTTTGGGTTTCAATCAAATGTGCAGACCCCTACACCATTGTTCCTTTTGTGGAGATAGAAGGATTCGAACCTTCGACACCCGTGGCTTCAACACGGTGCTCTACCAACTGAGCTATATCTTCATTTTCCAGAGCCTGTGATAGGATTCGAACCTACGTGGGGTTTCCCCTCTTGTGTACAAAACAAGTGCAATCAACCACTATGCGACACAGGCATTTTATTACTATTAAAGTAGCGTGGGTGAGGTTCGAACTCACTTAACCTTCCATATGAAGGATGGCCCTATTCCACTAAGACACGCCTTATTTTCTACTCTTTAACTTCCAGGTTATCCCACTAGGGTTCGAACCTAGACTCTTTTGGTTCAAAACCAAACGTGTTTCCAATTACACCACAGGATAATATTTATTTATTTTTAAGGTATAAAAAAACCCGAACACTTTACGTATTCGGGTTTGTTAATTATATCTTATTAAATCATCACGACTCTCTAGACATATCAAACCCGAATACAGTCTGTAACTGTACCATAAAGACTTGCGTCAGGGTAAATAAAGATATGTTAGTTAAGTTGTTCATTTTGTTTTTTGTTTGTTCTTGTTTATAAATACACTACAAAGATAGTAAAAGTATTCTAATATGTCAAGTATTTTTTTAATTATTTTTTAATCGTAAGTGTCATCACTTGGGTTACTTTTCCAAAAATAGTCAGTTATACGTTTTTTAAGTTCCCCACTATTCTTAACTTCTTCACCCACTTCTTTAGGTAGACTTGATATAACATCACCAACGAAATCACCACTCGAATAATAACCACTAACATCACCACGACCAATATCTGTTATGGTTTTATCTAATATACGTGACGTTTCATCACCTTCTTTAATGATTTTTCTAACGAGTCTACTTAAATCCGATTCCGTTAGTCTAACTACTTTTCTTTTTGAATTTCTCATTTTTAATTTTCTTTATTTATAAATATACTATACTATAGTATAGATAAAGTTATGATTAATTATCAATAACTTTCTGTATTAATTCGTTATAAAACCCTAACGCGTCACGTTTATGTTCACTATCTGGTATGTTGTCCAACGAATTTCTTAAGTCTATAAGTTCACTCTCAAAATCTAACCCATGTTGTTTTAACCCATCACTAACAGCTAAACCATCGTTTCTAGCTGATTCAATAGCCATATCTAATACACCATTCATCATATACATTACCATAACTAATGATTCAACCACTTCATCATTTTCATCCTCACGTAATATTCTTTTATTAGCTTCTTCTATACGTTTATTTTTTTCTTTAACCCCAATAATCATCTGAAATATCTCTCATAATATCACTAAGAACCTCATCAATATGACTCATATATTCATAATCTTCTGGGTTATACCGTAGTTTCACCACCTTAGATACAATATGTTTAACCTTATGTTGTATATTTTTTTTAACTCGTTGGAACTCTTGTTCGGTTGGTTTGTCGTAATCAGTGTCCCATTCCTCAGAACTTTCTCTAATTATTTTCTTAACCAATTTTTCAATACCTTGTTCGTTTATTCTAATCACTTCTTTATTTATAAATACACTACAAAGATAGTAAAAGTATTCTAATATGTCGAGTATTTTTTAAATTTTTATTTACTGAATAATGTGGAAATAACCACGTTTTCAATACCCTTTTAATTGTTTTTAGTTAACTCACCGTTATTCGTATTATAAATATATGTGTTAACCCCTCTTGTGTTCGCCTTATCAATACTATCTTTAGTACCATTTGACTCCATGTCCCAGAAAGCTAATAAAATATCAGAATTCTCGACAATAGTTGTGTTTCTAGCTTTAGGTGCTTCCCATCTTCTAGATTTTTCGGGGAAATCGTTGTAACGTGGTTTGAATATCTCTTTATCAACACCGTTTTCGTCAGCCCAATTAGACCCTAATGTGTCAGCCCCACTTGCTCCACCTGAAATAATGGTTGTGGGTCTACCCTCTAGTTTAATGACTTTACCAATCACCTCACCCATAACATCTTTATTGTTAAATGTTCTAGAACCCACAATACCTATTTTTAACCCGTTTTCCATATAATAAATGTAACACAATTTTAGTTAGGGGTCAAGTTTTTTTCTGTCTTATTATGGTCAACCCAGTCCCAAACTTCATAGAATTTAGGGTCTTGTACTGGACAAGTCCCAGACTCCTTCAATTCTTTCAAATCTCTAGTTAAATCATCTACGGTATATGTTTTAGATGTTTTCATACTTCAAATATAAGGAATATTTACTTATTGGCCAAATCCTTAACGATAAATATCTAGAAATATTAGATATTACCTTCTTTTATTAATAATTTACCATTACGACCCTTTTCTTCGGGGTATAAAGAATATACGGGGTCTGATTGGAATATCTCTTTTGTGTCCAAATCCATCATACTGATACTCCCATCGTACCCAGCACCAGTGTCCATGTTCCATACATTACCTAAATTCACTGGTCTCATGTGGTCATATTCCCTACCTGTTGGTGTGTGTCCTATATAAATCTCTTTATAGTTTTCCCACACTTCCTGGGTGTTACCAATCTTATCTTTACTAACCAAATGTCTCCAAAAGGCTCTATCCCAATAGAATACAGCATTTTCCTTTTCATCTTCCTGACCCACATTCATATAGAACTGTTTATCTAATGGGATATTAGGGTCAAATCCTGCGTGCATGAAGATTCTATTCTTATCATCTATGTAGTATAGTAACGCATCCTCGAAGAACTTGATATGTTTATCCACTAACTCGGGTTTATTAATATAACTGTCGTATGTCTCCTTACCCCCTTGTTGGTACCAAATGTGGTTATGGTTGGTTGGTCCCGTTTGTAATGATGATTTCAAAAACCTTTGTGTCCACTCATCGTGGTTACCTTTTACATATATAAGGTTCCTCACCTTGGTGATTAGGTGTTCTAATGCCTCAGCGGTCTCAGACCACCCATCAGCAACATCACCTAACGATATAAGTTTATCGTTCTCATAATCAAATCCAGCTCTCTCTAGAACTTGGACTAATGCTCTATATCCGCCGTGGATATCACCAATAACATACTCTTTACCCATAATACCTCTGTTTTTATCCATTATTTCATCCCATTAACCATCTGTGAATATTCGTTGATTAATTTTTCATAAGACGCCTCATCTAAATCTTTCAGTCTGTTGAACTGTGTACCAATTCTACTCTCAGACATGGTAATTTTACCACTTTTGATTTGTTTCATCTTTGAGTTAATATTTCTCTCAAGTTGTCTAATGTGTCTCATCATATATCCGTGGTTTTTAATGTTTCTACAAATATAGTGATTTATTCAGTAAAAACCAAATATTTATTAATAGTATGATGGAAAAAAAGGAAATAAAGAATCTAATAAGATTATATACGGAAGGTGGTTCTGAAAAAATTAACCTATCGTATGGTGACGATGACGATGACTTTGTGTTGACGGACCCATTAAAAGGTGTTGTTTCACCTAATGTGAAGGTGGTTAGTAATGTGTGTCGTAGGGAGATGATTTGTGATGAACAAGGGAAAATCACTTTCGGTCAGTTAGAAAGATTAATTAAAGCTGCACATAATAAAAAAACGGGTCTCGCTGTTGGTGAGGGTGTCTATAAATCTTTCATTAGGTTATTACCTTGGTTCATACCACAGATAGCTATTGGTGCTTTCTTAGGTTCGGGGATGAGGGGTATTAATAAGATACTTAAACCATCATTAGAGTCCACTACTGGATATAAGACGTGGTGGGGTAAAATGGTCCTTACTGTGATGAAGTTAGCTGAGGGTGACCTACCAATTTCAGACCCATTCTCTAAAATATTCTTCATTAGTGATGGTTTGTTGGATATGTTGGATGATAAATACAAATACAAATTTTCTAGGTACATTTCAGAGATAGCTTCAAATAAACCCGATACCGAAGAGGTACCTGAGTATTTTGTTGAAAATGAACTTAGGGGTTACCTTAATCAGAAATTTATTTTAGACCCACCATTAGGTATTCGGTCTTAAGAAAATCTTCTATTAACCCTCGGTAAACTCACATCCATCCAAGACCTGTTCTTTTTTGGTGTAAATTCGTGTGGTTTTAAATCCATGGATACACCTATTCTAGAACCATATAGATTTTCATAAGTCCAAGTATCGTCTGTTCTCCAATTAACTTCAACCCCTTGAGGTAAGTCATGGTTACCACCTAAATTATGGTGGAAGACGTTATACTCAACTTGGGGTGTGAAATAATGTAGATTACCTAACGACATATTCATTGGTTGTACAGCTACAATGTCTAGACCAACTGTCTGAGCCATTACTCGTCTAACAGTTGGGGATGTCACTTCATCAAAATTATTCTCAGTTTCGGGTACTTCATTTAGTAATGCTGATGCTTGTGACTCATATAACTGAGCTATATTTTCCCTAACAGGTCCATCTAGATTATCTAAGAAACCCAAGGCACCCCAATTATTCACTGTTTGTTCTCGTATTGTTTGTTGATGCCTCAAACCAATGTTCCCAACCTCACCTGATGTCAATAACCTACTAGTTCGTGGTCTTATAGGGTCAGGAATCTCAACGGGGGCCATCTCACGGATGTTTCTCAATATCTCATTATTAATCTCTCTAGTGATATTCTCCGATAATAACGCGGTCAGTTCAGCCTCAGCATCAATATTATGGTATCCTTGAATGCCCTGAGTTAACTCAGGTGTCCATGTTGCTCGTAATGTTCTTGTATTACCTTGGACCCCTACCGATGTTAAGTTCATTTCGATTTGTGGTACGATAATACCCGTCACGAAATCGTGACGATACTGTTGTTTCTTAATCATTACCTAAATTGTCAAACTCTAGTCCGTCCATAGTTACTTGACCATAGAATCGGTTATTCACCACAGTTGTGGCATATCGGGTCATCATACCCTCGGTTGGTTGGAAATCGTTCGGGTCTTCACAAATAGTTGTTGTGATTTGCATAGGGACATAGGGTGCATAAATGTATCCAGACTCTAAAAAAGTCCTTCCCTTATGACCTGTAAGAAATTGTGGTTTATTATTACCCGTAAGAAAGTCATGTCTAATGTGTGACCTATTAACTAAAACTTTGTCCATAATACTAAATACTACACAACTTCTATATTATCTGTACATTTAGGGCATGAATAATTTATGTTGAATCTTTTGTCGTGAACAACATGGGTACCATCACAACATGAATAGTCCTTTGTAGTGTCCTTTGGTGGGTTTGGTTGTGGTTTGTAGTTACATATTAGTGTCTTATCTAAAATGAATGAATATCTATGTTTTTGTGTTCGGGGTAACCACACACCTTGGGTTTCCTTTGTTGAACCCCTTGGGTTTACCTTACCCTCGGATGTGAAGAAATCTGTCTTCTTATTACTCAAACCATAATAGACGAAGTTACACACTTGATAGATACTACCAGCATGTCTACTGTCGTCAGCTAACGTAATAACCGCCCTAATAGATTCTTTCTTTAATAACCTTATACTTGTACTTAACAGGAAAGATGTTGCATTAGTCCCATTGAATTGGGGTAACACACAGAGTCTACTCAACTCTAGAACTGATTGGTCTTTGTTACCTAAACTAAACCACCCTTTTAATGCTGAGATACCTTGTGGGTTTGAAAAGGCTGTAACACCATACATATCCCCACTTTCATTTCCGAATAACCCGTAAGCGAACTTTGAGAAGAACTTAGCATCACCCAAGTAGTGGTGTTTCCTTATGAATTCATAAGCAACACTCTTGTCTATCTGTTTAATGATGTAGTTCTTCTTCTTGAAGGATTTATTATAGGTCATACCATTTCAGTTATAAGTTGTTCCCTAACTCTCATGATAGCATCACCCAACCAATTCTTACCTTGCCATTGTGATTTATCGTGGATTCTCTCATCCGTGTAATGTAGACCAATACCCCAAATCTTATCTTTCGGACTAGCCTCAACAATTAACTTGTCTTCAGTCCCCATTAGTTGTTTTAGTAATATCTCATCCTGTGTGAACTTAGCGTAATTAGCTTCGTACACATATTCCCTACATACCTTATTCCAAGTATCGGAATCGAAACCCCTAACTTTTCTACCCAACGCTTTCTGTTCCCGTGGGTTGTTTGTTCTCATGATAGCGTTAGCCACCTCTTTATCCTCGAACAATAACGCTTTCTTATACATCATGTATTGTTCAGCTGTTGTGAACTTAGTACCATCTATGGTGAAGTCAGAGTTATACCATTGACTGTATATACCTGACCAAAAATACACCCCTTTATCTGTTGTTTTCATACGATAATTATAGACATAAAAAATGGGGTAATAAACCCCATTTCTAATTTCTTACATATAAATACCACCATCAACCCGAACCATTTGTCTTATTTGTTCTTCGGAATGTGTTTCACTGATTTTTGTCTCTTCCAAATCCAAATAACCACCAACGGATTCAAGATTTCCGAGGGATGTGATTGGTGTCTCTTCCAAATACAAATTACCACCAACGGATTGGAGATTACCGAGGGATGTGATTGGTGTCTCTTCCAAATACAAATTACCACCAACGGATTGGAGATTACCGAGGGATGTGATTGGTGTCTCTCTCAA